TCACAGAGATTGATATAAACTTCAATAATTCTGCCGGTAATTTTCATGTGTTTGAACCAAATGTGGCAGTAGCTATTGCAAGTAAACATCTGTACGCAGCCGCTACAACAACACTTAATGCAGACGCAACTGCGGGAAGATTTACAGTAGAATTAGAATACTCAGTATTCTAGGAGGGTAACATGGCTGATGCAGTAACCTCACAAACGCTTGTCGATAATGACAAAACTCTTGTGATGAAGTTTACGAACATTTCAGATGGAACCGGTGAATCTGCGGTAAAGAAGGTTGATGTTAGTGCCTTGAACACTAACGGTCATGGTCAGACCTGCACAAATGTCACTATAGATAAGATATGGTGGCAGTGTATTGGCATGAAAGTTAGAATGTTTTTCGATGCTACATCAGATGCTTTTATAATAGAGTTAGGCGAAAACCAAAGTGGACACCATGACTATAGTGAGTTTGGTGGTCTTAAAAACAATGCGGGGTCTGGTGTGACTGGTGACATTGATTTTACCACAGTGGGACACTCTAGTGCAGATACGTATACCGTCATTCTGATGATGCGTAAGAACTATGACTAAACGTAGGCGAGATAAGCAACCGCCTAAAACTAAAAAGTATTTCCGCTCCACTAAGTCTGGGGCGGGAATGACTGCCGCCGGTGTTGCAAAATACAGACGCGATAATCCGGGCAGTAAACTAAAAACCGCTGTTACGAAGAAGAAAAACTTAACAGCAAAAGAAAAAGCAAGGCGTAAGTCATTTTGTGCACGAAGCGCCGGACAGATGAAAAAGTTTCCAAAGGCGGCTAAAAACCCAAACAGTCGCTTACGGCAGGCAAGGAGAAGATGGCGATGTTAATCAAGCAAGCATTAGTTGGTAGTATTACCACGCTATCTTTGGGTGCGATTACTTGGATGACCGTGACTCTTATTAGTGTTGATAAGCGCACAGCCGTGATGTCTGTCAAGATTGAACAAAACAATGAAATGTTAAAACCCTTATGGGAAGACTTTATTAAAAGGAGTGCAAGATATGAGCAGGCCGCAATCAAGAAGTAAAGTAAATTTAGGACGAGGTGCGTGTCCTGTAGTAAAAATGGCTAAGGGTGGTGTTGTCAAAATGAAAAAGGGCGGTAAGATTTGTCCTGAAGGTAAGGCATGGGCAAAGCGTACCTTCGATACATATCCAAGCGCTTATGCAAATCTTGCTGCAAGTAAATACTGTAAAGATCCTAATTACGCAAAAGGCGCAAAAGGTAAAAAGAAAAAGAAGAAAGCATAATGGGCGAACTTAAAAAATGGCTAAAGCAAGACTGGGTTCGTATTGGAACGGACGGTAAGATCAAGGGTAAGTGCGGTACATCTAAAGATAAGAAAAACCCTGATAGATGTTTGCCTCGTAGTAAAGCGCAGTCCTTAACTAAATCACAGCGTGCTGCTACAGCTAAAAAGAAAAAACGTGCAGGCGCAAAAGGAAAAACAGTAGTAAAAAATACAAAACCTGCTACAGTTAATCTTGGTAACGGCGGTTTTGTAAGAGGAAGACGATATGTCAAAAAGTAGGCAAGCACAATTACTCTCTTTAATAGAAGAGGGCAATGAAGAAGCAAAAGCAGATTTATTTAAAGAGTTTCCGGGTCTTTATAATAAGATGTTTGGTTTTGACCCTCAAGATGAAGATCCAACAATAGAGATCGACCAGAGTTTTGAAACTGGTGGGGTTGCAAAAGGTGCAGCAAAAGGTAAACGCTTTATTGCACGCGGCTGTGGGGCAGTTATGTCAGACAGACGTAAAAAAACTTTGTATACTTAGGAGAAACTTATGAGAAAAAAGAAGACATATGCAATGAAAAGAGGCGGTGGTGTTAAGCCTCGCATGATGAAAAAAGGTGGTAATGTCAAACCCCGCATGATGAAAAAAGGCGGTAATGTTAAGCCTCGTATGATGAAAAAGGGTGGCAACGTTAAAAGGTTTAAACCCGGTGGAATGGTAACTAAGGGCGGTGCAGCCAAGAAAACAATGACAATTGCACAACTACGGGCCGAAGCTAAGAAAAAAGGAATGAAGTTAGTAAAGGATACTAAAAAGGCCTAAATTTGCCGTATTTACAAAGTAACATCCCGCATTTTAAATGTTGGGTGCGTAGAGAATATACACACAACCATGAAAAATATCATGGTGAGTTTTTACACGCGATGGCTATTGCTGTCACGACAATGCCTAATAGGTGTTTGTCTTTTCAAGTAATATTTACTGGGTGTGAAAATGATGACGATGAGCCTAATGTGCATGGTGGCGCTATGTGGGCTCGTATGCCTATTACTGCTTTAGTTGGTGACTTTGACTTTGAGGGTTGGCCAGACCCTATGGAGACATATTTAGCACAGCCTTGGGATTGTGCTTCACATTACCACGCTGTGTATACCTTAAACAGAGCAACGCCTTGTCCGTGGATGGCAAAGATAGGTAGTGAATTTTATCCTGCTAAATACCATTTTACCGTAGATTATACAGAGAGTGAGATAGCCGATGACCCCGCACAGCATAAGCAAAGTCACGTTCTTACCTTATTAGATGCCGGCGACTATACAGGTAATATTGTAGCCTTGCCAAACAACCGTGTTCGTGTTACTCATCCGGCATGGTTTGAGACTGGCGATGGCCCTCCAGACTTTAAACCATCGCAACATATACATTACTCAAAGTCTGATTTAGATTATGTGTTGGACGTAAACCAAATTTTTGATAATATGTACGCAAACAAGGATGAGTAAATGGCCGTATCAGATAGCACAGACTTTGAACTCGACGTTGCGGAGTACATCGAGGAGGCATTTGAACGTTGTGGTTTAGAGGTAAGAACAGGTTACGATCTTAAATCTGCCAAGCGTTCTCTTAATCTTATGTTAGCCGAGTGGGCTAATCGCGGTCTAAATCAGTGGACCATAACACAAACTACACAAGCACTTACCTCTGGAACATCAACCTATAATCTCAATACAAATGTTATTGATATTTTATCTGTTGTTGTACGACGCAGTAGTACAGATTTCGCCATGGAGCGAATAAGCAGATCCACATATTTAGGCATACCAACTAAAAGCACAACAGGACGCCCTAACCAATTCTTTTTGGACAGACAAATTACTCCTGTATTGAAAATATGGCCTACTCCAGAAAATAGCACAGACACTATTATATTTGACGCGCTGACTCGTATGGATGATGCAGACACGTTTATCAATACAATGGATATGCCGTTTCGTTTTTTCCCATGTTTGGCGGCAGGACTGGCTTATTACATTAGTATGAAAAGAGCGCCTAATAGAACACAGATGCTAAAAGCAGTATACGAAGAGGAGTTTCAACGCGCGATGACTGAGGACAGAGATAGGGCTTCTTTTAATGTTGTGCCTCAGTATGAATATTTTAGGAGTTCCTGATGGCTCGATTTGCACAAGGTAAACACGCTTACGCTATATCAGACAGGTCAGGTTTTCGTTATAAATATAAAGATATGCGCAAAGAGTGGAATGGTTCTCTTGTTGGCAAAGATGAGTTTGAGGCAAAGCAGCCACAGCTTGAGCCCTTTCCTACTGTAGTAGATGCCTTAGCGCTAAAAGATGCTAGACCGGACAGAACAGAGCCACAGACGGTTACTGTTGGTCCCGGTGGTTTTCCAGACAGGGGTGTGGCTATACGCGCTATTGTATCTGTCGGAGAGGTTACGGTGACAACATGAGCTTTACTTTTGCTACATTAAAAACAGCGATACAGGATTATTCTGAAAATACAGAGACTACGTTTACAAATAATCTATCTAATTTTATTAAAATTGCAGAAGAGCGCATACTTAAAAACGTGCAGCTTAGTATATTTAGAAAAAATGCAACAGCCGCTTTTACTTCAAGCAGTGAGTTTCTAGCGTGTCCAACAGATTTTCTTACACCATTTTCTTTAAGTTTTACGGACGCAAGTAGTAATAAAGTTTTTTTAGATTACAAAGATGTAAACTTTATACAAACGTTTACGCCAAATTCATCCACTACAGGATCGCCACGTTTTTATGCATTATTTGATACCGATAATTTTATTGTGGCTCCCACGCCTAGCAGCAGTTTTGCAGTAGAGTTGCATTACTACTACAGGCCAAATAGTCTTACAGCAGGGGCTGATTCTGGTGAAACATGGTTAAGCACTAATGCACCTAATGCTTTGTTGTATGGCAGTTTAATGGAAGCTTACACATTTATGAAAGGTGAGCCCGATGTTATGCAGAATTATGCACAAAGGTTTACGGAAGCAGTGCAATCGCTTAAACTGTATGGCGAGGCAAAAGAGGTTAGTGATTATTATAGAACAGGCATGGTTATGAGGGATAAGCAATAATGTTGATGGAATTACCAAAAACACCAATAGTAGATATACAAACTACAAACAACAGAGGCTTCACCCCAGAAGAAGTGGCTTCTCGTTGTGTAGATAAAATTGTAGAGGTCGGTGATAATGCTGCCCCTGAAATTAGAGATCAGGCCCATGCTTTTAAGTCACATTTAGAAAAAGTAATTACATTTTATATAAAAGAGGCAATAAAATCAGATAGAACTACTGTTTGCAACGCGATTAAAAATGCAGGACACGAAAAGCTTGCAGAAATGATAAGGAGATTATAATGGCGATATCACAGGCAATGTGCACATCATTTAAGGTAGAGCTTCTACAAGGTGTTCACAATTTTACAAATAGTTCCGGTAATACTTTTAATATAGCACTGTACACCTCCAGTGCTAGTCTAGGCGCGGGTACAACAGCGTATACCACAAGTAATGAAGTGTCTGGTACAAATTATACGGCTAAAGGACAGGCGCTTACTAATGTAACGCCAACATCCTCTAGCACAACAGCCTTAACAGATTTTACTGATGAAACCTTTAGTAATGTCACGCTTACGGCTAGAGGGGCCCTTATATTTAACGATAGTGCTTCTGGTGATCCGGCGGTGTGTGTATTAGATTTTGGTTCCGACAAATCAGCATCATCCGGTGATTTTACTATAGTTTTTCCTGCGGCGGACTCCAGTAATGCGATAATAAGGATAGCATAATGGCATTTGTAATAGCAGATAGAGTTCGTGAAACGACAACGACAACAGGCACAGGCACAATCACCTTGGCAGGTGCAGTTACGAACTTCGAAACTTTTACTGCTAATCTATCTAATTCTGATACAACCTATTATGCTATTGTGGACAATACTAATAATGCTTTTGAAGTGGGTTTGGGTACATTCACATCCTCTGGAACAACACTAGCACGATCAGTTATAGCAAGCTCTAATAGTAACAATCTAGTGGACTTTGGGGCAGGCACAAAAGAAGTGTTTATAACTATACCTGCAAGTAAGATGGTGGTCGAAGATGGTAGCAACAATGTTTCCATAGGAGGTACGGTAACAGCTACAGCTTTTAGTGGAAGTGGTGCAGCTCTTACAGGTGTTGACGTAGTAAACGACACTAGCCCTCAGTTGGGTGGAGCATTGGACGTTCAGACCCACGATATTGTAACCACATCAAACAGAGATTTAGAATTAGCTCCAAACGGAACAGGAAAGGTTGTTGTAAAAGGGAATGACAATCAAGGTGCTATAAAATTAAACTGTGAGGCTAACTCACACGGACAAACAATAATAGCAGCCCCTCACTCAGAGAGTGCTAATAATACGCTAACCTTACCTAGCACAGGTGGTGATGCTCGATTAGTATCAACAGCCTCGACTGCCACGTTAACAAACAAAACCTTTGGCGATAACGTAAGTTTTGGTGACAATAATATCACAAACGTAGGCGATATAGCCATAGACTCTATTAGTCCAGATGGCACAGATATAAACGTGGCTGTGTCAGACAACTCAGCTACAGCGTTTACAATAAAACAAGGGTCAGATAATTACCTTGTAGTTGATACAGCTAATAGCAGTGAGTCTGTAGCGATAGGCACAGGTATATCAGGAACTGCCATATCCATAGGGCATACCACTTCAGAAACAACGGTAAACGATAATCTCACAGTAACAGGCAATCTTACAGTTAGTGGCACAACTACAACGGTGGATAGTACAACTATAAATGTTCAGAATACCTTAGTTTTTGAAGGGTCTACTGCTAACGACCACGAGACAACACTCACAACAGTTGATCCTACAGCCGATAGAACAATAAGTCTGCCAAACCAGTCGGGAACTTTGCCGGTTCTTGCAGCAGCGAGTACCACACAGATCACATCCACACCAGAAGAGTTAAATATTTTAGACGGGGTCACATCTACAGCTTCAGAGTTGAATATTTTAGACGGAGTAACAGCGACGACTACGGAAATAAATTTACTAGACGGTGGAACGTCTGTAGGTAGTTCTATAACTATAGCTGACAGTGATGGTATAATTGTTAATGATGGTGGCACGATGAAATCTGTTCCTGCTTCTGATGTTAAGACCTACGCATCGGCAGACTCAGCGAGTAAAGGCTTTGCCACAGCAATGGCGATAGCATTGTAAAGGAGAATATATGGCACAAGATTTTGAACGAAATACAGCCAACGGTGTAGGCACAAGTGCCGTAACTTTACGAACAGCAAACTCAGATGACGCTATAGTTGGTATTATGGTGGCAAACGTAACCTCATCACAGATTACAGTAGAGGTATACATAAACGATAGTTC